AATAAGAACTAACATAAGTATACCCCATTTTAATATTGAATCATTGAAATTTTGTGATTTATTTATTGCTAAAGCAGCAAACGCACCTAGTACTCCAGTGATTCCAATAATTATTAATAATTTTAGAATTGGTATTTGTGTTGGTTGTTTTGAACTTATAGAACCATATTTGCCTGTCTTAGTTAAATCTTTTGTTGCATTTCCTAATGCCCCCATAGCACTTTTTTCTGCTGCTTTTAAAGCTTGTGCTTTTGCTCGTGCTATCATCATATCTTGTGCTTTTTGTTTTACTTTTTCTTTCGTTTTTCCAATTGATCCTTTTATTCTTGACCCAACTCCTTTTAATCCACTCATAATACTTCCACCTTCTTCTTCAATATTCATCTAATAGTATTTAAGATTCTTCAACAATCAAACATTGCTTTACTTTTTTGAATCTCGGCTCAGCAACCACAAAATCATTATTACGCGCTTTCTCAACATCTTCCCAGAACTTTGCTTGTGCTTCCAATGTTCCTTCAAACCATTTTGTATCACGTTTCACAAGAACATTATGAACTTTAACAATTGAATATTCAATTGTTTCTAGCAAACTATAGTCAGCAAAACTATCTCTTTGTTCTTCACTGTAAGCATAGACACAGTTTCCATCTTTTTCCATTAAATATACAAATCCTCGTTGAAGACTATTTCCGCTTAAGTCCGGGTTCATATTTTTAGGAGTCTTCGAAAGAATTTCTACTTCCGCATATTCACATTCAAATAGATTTGTTACTTCTAATTGAATTTGCATCTGGACCCAATAATCAAATGGGACTGCGCCACCAATCTTTCGTGAATAAGGGCATTTAATCTCAACAAGTCGTCCATATTTATCAGATTCTTCAGTTATAACAATCCCATCCGGACTAGCCCCAAGATGATTCTGGGTTTCGTGTTTCAAGCGACCACAATCATAAATTTTACAGTTCCATGTATTCTCCAAATACTGCTTTACAATTGGCTCAAATCTTACACCCCAATCCATAGGGGACATAAATGATGTTAGTAATGCTTTATTACTATCACGTTTTTCAGGATTCACTTTTGACACTACTAGATTTCCTCGAGCTCTTTCACTATCAAAGAGTTTTGAAAACTCACTTGCTGTTAGCATTACTTTCATATCTTCATACCATTGACTTGTGCGTTGCTCAACTTGATCTCTAATATAAATTTTATTAACTCTTAATTTTAAATCTTCTTTATTTACATTTACAGATGAATGTTTGTGAAACATATCATACATACTAAATAACAAACTTTCTACATTCTTTGCTTTATCTATGCTTCGTTCATCAAATTCAGAATCTTTTAACACTTGTTTTAAAGAACTATGGTATGTTTCTTGCCATGCGAGCATTTTATTTTCGTGAGAAGGATATTGGATATATTGTTCTTGTATTCTTGCTAAATCAGAAACTATAACAAACATATTAGAATACGATTTTATCATGTTTGGTATTCAACTTTACTAATAATATACGCATAATTTTTTTAGACCTAAAAATTATGCGCAACTATTTTAAACTTACTCCGTATTTGTAACAACACTTGTTAGCGGCTCTGGTATAGTCGTCTTTTTTCGCATTGTAATAGTATTACGAATAGGTTTATCAAGTAACTGGAAGATATATGAGCCATCTGCTTTCTGGTGCATAACTAAACTCTTAATTTCTAGTATTTTTTCAGCATCAACATCATATACGACAGAATTCTTTGAATTCAACTGCTTCTTATCAAGAGATTTTGTAAGAAGTTGAAGAAGAGCAACACTTTCAGAATCTTGTAATCCCTTAGAATCTTTCATTGCTTCTGTAAATAAACGAAGACGATTAAGGCGCATTCCTCGTTCAAGACGATGCCATGGTTTCTTGAAAGCAACCTCAGACTCTTTTTGTAACAACTCTTGAAGTCCTTGATTTAATGAATAGTCCTTAAATATAGTTGAACCGCTTAAATCATATTGTTTTCTTAGAGTTTTATTCCTGTTCATATATATATAATACTTACTAATTCTTAAGGCAGCCAGTTAAAATTTCTTTTAAAATTGGTTCAATAAATTCTGGATTTGTGGAATTTATATGTAGAAAATCTTCATCATAGTTTCCTAATAAGACAAATTTACGCCAACATTCTACATCTGAGTTCTCAAAATAAGAATAGAAATCTTGTACGACTGTTTTTTTAGAATCTATTTCTATATAACAACGGTCATTTATGATTTTCATATTTGTAAAATAAATACCGTTAGTATGGCAAAAGTCCTTTATTTCATCTTTTTCTATTTGTAAAAATAAATTTCCACGATTAAGAAATATATTAAATAAATGTGTTGGATATATTGAATCTGTTTTTTTATATATAAAAGGGATTAAAAACATCTGTTTATATTAACTAAGACTCTTTTAGATGGACCCAACATTTAACTATGCTGGAAAGGTTCGTATTCCTCCAAAACAATTTCAACTTCGCGCACGCATTGAAACAATGACACGTGATACAGTAAATGCTAAACAATTCGAACATTGGCAATCTGATACCCCAGATTTTACTCAAAACTATCCTAAAATACAAAAGTCAGCAAATCAACTTATACCAGATAGTTTTAGTGTTGAAAAAGGATACTCCGAGCCAAACTACAAAATAAATAATATAGTATATAATGACATGGCACCTATAAATACACGTACTGATGCTCGTGATTATAAACAAAGCCAGCCTTTTGTTGCTGGAGGACCAGATTTAGCCTATAATCCATATTTTGATAGATATGATCCAGTTCGTGATCCACGAAATGCCGTTCGTGAATTACGCTCTGCGGTGTATGAAGATAAAGGAACAGCTCGAGGTATTAATGAATCTCAAAAGATGTTAAAAAGACAATACGAAAATAGATGGGTTGCTGAAGAATTAATTGATGATGATGTAATGGACACTTATTTACGATATGAAATAGCAACAGCTGGTAATTCTAATATAAGTTCAAAAGATGGGTTTTTTGAAGTAGAAGAAAAAAAGTTTTTTGAGTGAAACGAATGGTTTCTTAGTCAAAAGAAACTTTTTCTGAGTGAAACGAATGGTTTCTTAGTCAAAAGACACCTCAATAGATGTAAAATGTTTTTGCATTTGTTTCGATGAAACATTCTCAGAAATAATCACCTTTCGTCGTGTAATTCTCTTTCCACTTAGATTAGGCTTTACTTCTGTTTTACGAATTTTCTGGAGTTCACGAGCAGATTCATTCATCTCTTTTTCAATTGTTATTAGATTTAGTTTAATATAATCTATAACGCCTTTTTCAATAGCCCAACGGAAAAAGTTTAGTTTTCCTACAGTTGTTATGAACGCAGGGATATTTGACAATTGAAATAGAATTCTTTCACGTCGGCAAAAAGGGTCAAATAGTTTCTTGCTATACGCTTTGAGTTGATTCTTATAATCGATATAAACAAAGAAGTCTTGATTCTTATGTATATATGATATATTATGATACTTAGAATAATTTGTAACAAACCAATCAATCAGACGTAAGCTCATTGTAGATTCACCTTCAAGAATTTGTAAAATCTCAACTAAATCACTACGAGTCGAATAAAATTGTTGTAGGCTTTGAATAATTAATTCTTGCTTACATACAATTTTACGTTTACGAGTTTGAGGGTCTGGTGATACATGTAACTCTACATCATCTCTTGTAACTGCTTCTGTAGCGTAATTCATTTATCTAAAAAATGTTCTAAATATTAGTTTAAGCCTATATCAGGATGGCAGATGAAAGTATATTATCTGGTGGTATTAGTAATTCAGTAGCAGAAGCACCAATTCTTCCAGTACAAGGTGGGGGAGGATATCTAGTTGATGGTAATATAGCTGAAATAAAGGTTGTGGAAGGAGGCCAGCAAAATACAGAAGCTATATCAAACGTACAAATTATTCAGCATTATGATATAATTGATAAAACGCAATATAATGATTTTATAAAAAAATTTACTCCTACTACTAAGCTAGATAATGCTATAAAAAATATTAAAATAGCAGATGAGAAAATACTTCATTATGGCGCAAAAGGAGATATAAGCGTATTAAATTCAAAAAATACAACAAATCTTGTACTAATTAAAATTATTCCTATAACAACAAAACAATTAGTTATATTGCCACCATTTATAACTTCAGAAGAATATATTAATCAGTTTATCTTTTTAATAGCAAATAACTATATGGAAATTGATTCAAAAAACAATTTTGTTATTCGTAAAAATGTATTCGTTATAAGTTTAGCACCGTTTAAGGATGAACCTTTAATTAAATATTTTTACCATAAATTAAAGTCTACAAATACAAAGTCATATTATGTTGTAGGGAATCAATTTAATGCATTTTTACATGCTAAAGAGAAAGGCATTCTAATTACAAGTGAAAATTACAAACTTCCTAAACCTATTAAACCTGAAGATTTAGAGCCTACTAATTTCGAGATAATCAATGAATATAATATTAAATCAATGAAATACAAAGGAAATACTAGTGCTACGTATAGTATAAATACTATTGCAAATGGCGAAGATACTCAAGCGCCTACAAGCTATACATTTACATTAAAAACACATATAGCAGTTATATCTCTAATTGATGAAGATATACAAATTATTAATGTTGATTTACAAGGTAATAAATATAGAATACGGATACCTTATATAAACAATAAAACTGATAAGATATATCATGATTGGGAACAAGCTAGATATAAAATGGATGAAGAGAAATTAGTTAAAGATTTACATTTGAAACGTGAAGATGAAATACCTAAATTTCTATTTAATTTAGCATATTTTAAATGCTTTGATGATGTTTCATTATTAACAAAAGCAGAATGTAGCTCTATGAAAACTACATTAGATACATTGTATGCAAGAGCACTTCGCAACTATGAAGAAAAAACTGACTCCGACTCGGATGATGAAATAAGGGAACATCATCAAAATGGCACTAAACTAATTACAAGCATTGAATGTAATCAAATTGATACAGAAGAGCCAAAAAAAGTAAGATGTACAATAAAATATACTGAAAATGGTGAATCAAAAGAGGCTATAGTAGAGTTAGATGAGTCATATATAAAAATGATGGAAACTGATAGAGAAAAAGTAAATGAAGCTGCTAGAAAAAAGTTTCTTAAGATTAAATAGGTAAATGCTAACTAGAAAAAGAAGAATTTCAAATAGAAATAATAGTTTGCGCATAACTAGTGGGGGAAAGGGACATGCGGCACATGCAAAAAAACAAGCACATCATGATACAAAACATGCTGAATCGCATGCAAAAGCTGATGCCGCTCATGAAAAAGCTAAACAAGGAAAGAGTCCAGAGGAACAAGCAAAAATGGACGCAGCACATAAACAAAAGAAAGCAGATATGGATGCAAAACATGCCCGTGAAAGACAAGCAAGAAATAATAAACATGATGCAAAACAAAAGGATAAAGATGCTAGAGCACAAAAAAAACGTAATGAGGCAGATGCGAAAGCTGCTAGACAACGTGATAACCCAAGGTCTGCTCCCGATTTGTCATCTGCTGCTGCGTTAGCGGCAGCTGCAGCAGCAGCTAAAGCTGAAGGTGAAGGGAATGGTCCTAATGGTGGTCCTAATGGTGGTCCTAATGGTGGTCCTAATGGCCCTAATGACGGTCCTAATGGTCCTAATGGCCCTAATGACGGCCCTAATGGTCCTAATGGCCCTAATGACGGTCCTAATGGTCCTAACGCTAATGGAAATGGTATAGCTAATAGCGAAGAAAATGCTAATGGAAATGGTATGCCTAACGGTAAAAAAGCCGCATTAGGTGCAGCAGCAGGACTAGGTGTCGGTGTAGCCGCGGCACGAATGGCGAAAGGAAAAACAAGAAATGCCAAACTCTTAGCAAGAAATGCGAGAACACGTAGAGGGGAATTGTCAAATAATATGAAAAGTCGCACTTATTTGAACGCTAATGGCAAACCTATGTTTCCACCTAAACATATTAGCAGTTATCCAAAAGGTTTTAAAGCTCCCGGCTTGATTGTAGAGATTAATTTTATAAGTTTAAATAAATCTGTATCACTTACTCCATTTATTACAACAATTATTGGTAAAGATTCAAAATCAAGAGTTACAATAGGCCAATTTGTAGGACCTGGGCCAGAAAGTCGTGGATTAGTAGCGTATGAAGTATATGGTGCTGGTCCTGATGATATTTCAAATATAGTTGAAGTATTTAGAGATTGGAGTGAAAAAAATGATTCACCAATCGGTATATTCGTTAAGACTACTGAAGAAATAGAAAAAGCTGCAGAAGCATATGCAGAATTATTGGAAGCTAAGAAAATAGAATTATCAAGAAATTTAGAAAGTCTTGTTGGTAAAGATTATGATGATGCTAAAGCATTAATAGTGAAGATTGAAGGGGCAAAAGAATCAGCCGTTGAAGAATTATCGGCAATTATGGATTCTAAAGAAGAACTAAAGCATTAATAGATAATGGAAACTCATGAAAATAAAGAGCTAACTAAAAAAGTATTAAATGCTCTTGACCCAAAATATATTTTGAGTCAAGACCAACAAAGTAAAATTACGAATGTTTTTAGAAAGTTTAGAGATCATGAAAAAGAGCTACAAACTACAGCACAAAAAGCAGCGATTACAGGACAAAAACATATTAGTACTTTTGAAAAGGGAAAACAACTTTATCAAAAAACTAAAGAATACATGGGAAAGCAAGCAATTTTTAATCCAAAAGGTTCCACATATAAACGAGGTATATACAACAGAGGAAAAAATATGCCAACATTAAATCAATCAATAACATCAGATGACTACAGAAAATTACAAAGAACAAAAGGGGGTAATAAAACAAGAAAACGCACTAACACTTTAGCAAACTCAATGAGAAAATAACGAAGATTCCAGTTCCGACGAACGCAAGAATTTCTTGTTGGTTATTCGGTTTATAATTATGTTGTTTTTCTAATTCATCTAAACGTTTCATTAATTCGTCAATCTTTTTTTGTAATGCGTTATCTTTCTTCAAATCATCTTTCAATTCTCTAGGCTGCATCTCAGGCCTAACAGTATTCCATATAGGATATGTTCCACCTGGTGTAGGCAAACTATCAAAGTATGCTGTATTAGCGGTTGACGGTGTTATAGGTTTCCATGTATCACTTACTGATGGTGTTGGTAAAACGCTATTACCTGCCTTATCAAAACCTGTAGTATCATCTATTTTACTAAAACTACTTGTAAATCCCTCATTAGTATCGTCACCATCGTCTCCATCTAAGAAATATGATGGCAATTTAGGACCTAGTTCTTTAGGAATACTTGGTGGTGGCGTATTTGTAATATTTTCAAAGGCTTCCGAATACTCTTTTGCTGCCGGGCAGTTTGCATCAATCGCTTGAGGATTGAAAGTAGGGTCTACACTTTTAAAGTAATCTCTGTTCTTTTTTATCTTCTTTCGTTCATGCTTATGGGCTTTTTGAGTTCCAATATTGTCTTTACAACCAATTGTTTCGCCTTTAAAGGCATCTTCTAAAAGACAATAGTCCATT